TTGCTCGAACAATCGCCTGTAATCTATCGTGAAATTCACCAGTGGTCAGTTTCTTCATAATAATACTCCTGGACAACATCCATCAGTTATCATCTGTGCTGATCTTTCGTCTGTATGATCTCCAAGTGTACGGCTTTCTTGGGCTTGGTATGTGATCATAGCATCTAGGGCAGTTGTCGGAGCCGGTTTACAGTAAAGATACCCAACACAAGTATATACAGCACCACCCCCTGGCACATAATCGCAAGTAACGGGATAAACAGCATACCATACATTAGAGGAATCAATATAAGTTCCATCGCATTTATAACGGGCAATCTGCCAGCATAAATAGCCTGAACCACCACCTGAACAATCTCCTGATACACAGTCGTCTGTAGATGGGCCAGATATAAGATGTGTATAAGCAAGTGTATCTCCAGTATTAGCATTAATTGCTATTTCAAGTGTCTTTACTTCAACATTGTTACACCTAAGCGATATCGTTGGATTATAAGCGCATTCAGCGTTAGTTGATGGTGCCGTGTATGTTGTCGTATATCCAGACTCATCAGAAATAGTGCCCCCACCAGATGTTATAGCCCATGTAAAACAGTCAGGGCCTATTACTCCATAACTACCAACAGACAATTCCTGCGTTTCGTCAATCTGCATACTTTGAGTTGTATACGATATCACTGGAGTTTCTGTGTCGCAGGGACAACACAGAGCCGAATCGCATTCGCTTACATTTATTCCTTTGTGCCATCCATATATAAACTTTCCAGGTCTTGCCGGATTTGGCGCTCTCATAAATATATCGATGTTAATTCCAAGTATAGGGCTTGCATCTGAGACCGCCGTAAAACAAATTTCAGTTTTTGTAAACGTAAATGTAACCCCTGATCTTTGATCCCATGTATATGAATACTCCACGTTTACTATTTCGCGTGTACACCCCGGACTCCAACATTTTGTTTGCCCAAGACAATAACATAATGGTTGCGGGCACCAGAAAATAAGTTTCCCAGTCTCGGTAATACCTTCCGGAGTAACAGGTCCGTAAGGATCGATATTATAATAAGTTCCATCCGGAGAACGTGAATCAAAATCAAACCCTTCCACATCAAAACTTAAACCCGGTATGGTGGGCCGGTAATGTTGCATCTGAGGATATTCCCCAGCCTTATATTGGTACGGCTTTTCAAACTCCGAATGTTTTTCTAATGTTTTAGCCCATACCTCGGAATTAGTCTTTCTGTGCATCATCTCCCAATAATTCTTAGAGAGATAAGGCTTTCTTCCGTACTCTTTCATCTCGAATCATCCGAATAGATTTTTAAACCTATCCCGAACAGGTGAAGCGACTCGCTCGCCGTATTGTTCTGAACCCTTAATTTCATGTCCATGCCTTTAGAGTTCAGTCGATATCTATTCCTTACGTTTGTTAGTGCTGTTTCGGTAATAGTTGTTCCGGCAGTCCCGTCAACGGTAGGCGTTATGGCTAAAGCAGTTCCGGCTTTAGCGGTAATAACCGCACCGTCAAGTGTTATTTCCCTGCCTTCAGAATTCAATTCTATATCAATGTATGAGTTTATAGCGGTTGAAACATCATCATCGCCATAGTTAGACTGATATACAAACCCGTCCTTGGTTCCGCCCACCATTTGAATTATATTGACATTGCCGGACCCGGCCTCAACTTCCGTAAAACAGGATGGATTTTGCTGAAACAAATCAAAGCTCCATTCCTTTGTAACCGGATCTAATACCGGGAATAGATTACAGGTTGCTGAGTATATTTCGTACCCTTCGCCGGATGCCATAATGTTTGTATCAAGACTCAGGGCCGTGGCGCTATCAACCGCTGTGATTAACGCACTTGTACTATCAGTGGTATTGTAAACCGTGTCGCCTATCGCTATCGTATGAGATATAGGATGACCCGTTACTGTTTTTCTTGTCGTAAAGGCCCCCGCCGAATCGATTAACTTATCAGTGGTAGTTGCCGTGGCCGTTGATGTCAGAACCGAAACTCCAGAAACCAAGCCTACCCGGATAACATTATAAGCCGTATCATGGCCCACCCACATTTGATCTTCGTATCCCCTCCTAATACATTCGGCCTTGAGCGGGTCAAAGTAATTCTGGATCTGGTCTGAAACTCCCGATATATCCCTGCTGCCATCTGCCTGATAAAATCCGTAATGCGATAAAAAAAATGCTATCTTTCCAACAACCTCATCCGTGCTGGTTGAGGTGTAAATTCCATCTATGACCACAACAGTCTTGGCGCTTAGGGTGCCAAGCTTGACTGAAAGTATCAGTCTACCCCAAGTAAGCGGGGAGAAACCTTCAAACAATGTTATGCAGCCGCCTTCTTTGCCTTTTTCTTCCTGCCAGACCATCAACTCGTTATTAAAAGGTTCCATTGCTACTGGAAGATTAGACCGCCCATCTCCGGGCTCCAATGGTCCAAAGTCGTCTCCGTTTAAAACCTGTGGCCGGCCTAATGCGGATACATAAATAAATTGATCCCGGTCAGTACCCAATACAACCCTGCCTTTCCATGCTGTATTACAATATCCTTTCCCAAAAGCGTTAATGTCAAAGTATGGTTGAGTGTAGAGTGAAATAATAACATCATCATTTAAGGTTGCTACGCCAATGGCAATATAGTACCAATAGTTATAATACCGGTTTTCATTGAATTGGGTTTTATACGCTGTGGTTCGTGCGAATGTAATCCAGCCTGAATTTCTAAGCCCGTTAGTTCCGTCAGATATAGTCCCAACAGTGCCAAACGCTATGCCATTCCAATAATACACCCCTGCTACAGTAGTGGTTGCAGATGTGTTTGGTTTTGAGCCTACGTCAACATATATGGCATTTATCGGATCTGAGGATGAAAAATAAATCTTGTCTGACGTAGTAGCAGAATCTATTTCGATAGAATAAGCCCCAAAGGTTTTATAAGTTGTAGCTGAAGCATCATAAAACTGCACCTCTACTACGGGAACAGGAATACCGTCCCAAACATTCTGCATGCTCTGCCAGGCACTTGTGAACTGAATAGCAGTCGCCTCAACCTCTACATCAAGAACTGTAGAAACCCTTAACATATACCAGAATCCGCATTGCCCGTACATATACATAGGTATTTCACCCACTACCGAACTTCCTACCCAAGCCATTGTTCCTGTTGCGCCTAAGGTTTTTGCGGAAGAAATAGTGCCGTCAACCCATGTATGAGTTCCGGAAGTAAGTTCTGTCCATACATCGGTGCTCTTACGATAGTAGAGTTTTGCCACTGAAGCTGTGCCGTTTGGTGCCGACAAAGTAAATTTTAATCCATTGGCCGGAACCGGACAGCAAATCAGTACACAAGAACAAGCCTCCCATCCAGTAGCACCTCCAGTTGATTCTGCGGCACTATATCCGGATGTATCATTAATGGAAAAAAGATCGGCGCTACCAACTGCGGTTACGGTCTGATACGTTCCATTAAGTTCAGTCATTTGCGTAAGCCCGGCAAAATAAACTATATCTCCAATCGCTCTGCCATGAGCTACAGAAGAAACTACCCCGGGGTTTGCTTTAGTAATAGCTGTTATATTATTTGCTAAAGCTATCGGACCAAAACTATCGAGAATTACTTTGGTTGTAGTGAGTCCATCTGCTGCTTCATCGGAATAGTCGTATCCCATTTCAGGTACTGAAGGTAATCCTAAAGTGCTTTTATAATGAATAACCCTGTCCACATAAGTAAGCGATCCATAATATATTTGATGCTGATCAACCCCGTTGCTGAATATCAAGGCGTCTTTAATCGTAGCCCAAGATGCCGGAACCGGACTTGCCGTACCCGAAAATACCTCTGCACCAAAAACCGATGAGTCAACCCCCGGCGGAGCCGTATCGGCCTCTAGCACATCACTATCTGACATCTGAGCAAAAAAATGTTTTTCTGCTATTCGGGTTTTGTTAAACTGATACATTGTCATTACAATGTTTGTACTATCAGCGGTTGCATGCTGTACCCTTTGTCCCTTGCGTTTTACCTTTCCAGGGTGAGTATCGCGAAAGTTTTGAACCATCGAATACCCGCCCATTGGTATCTGCTGGGTTTCCAGAACCGTGTTACACCCGCCCTTGAATGGCACAGTCTTGATAGAGGTAAGCTGTTCAGTTCCTTTTTTCTGATCTTTAGCCGACATTATATCTCCGTGATAATCCTCTTAATCGTGGTACAATTCGTGAAATATCAATCCCCACTGCGGTTTTAAACAAGCCTCCATATTCCATTGCCTGAGCATAAAAAAACTGATACCAAGCATGACCAAAATCAGGCTCTCTGTCTCTCATTTTATATAACCATGCCGCATACTTGGCTAAAGCCTCGGCATAATCGTATGAGAATGGATAGACATCATAATTAGAATATACAGGGGCAGGCTTTTGAAGTGCGTAAACCGTAACGGTATGATCTTTCGTGGAAGGAAGCGGGTCTAAGATTAACTTCAGTCTTCCGCGCGGTTGAATAATAAGAGCATCCGCCGAGGTCCAGTCATTATCAGTCCCACCAAATAAACAGGTAGTTACGGACAAAAAATCAGACGCTACGGCAATTACAACCCCGTCAGAACTATCAGTGGTATTATGAACAATATCCCCCGGGGTAACATCAGTGAATAATGCCGTTGCAGCCGCACAAGTGGACTTGCCGCCCACGGAAGCCCCTGCCGCGTTTGTGGCGCCAGATACCTGAGAATCTAACGTGGTATCGTGCGTTACGCCCCAATTATCAGGAATAAGCTGTGAGTCAGTATAGTTATCATAAATAATGTCACTGTATTCCTTGAAGTCTAAAAAATAATCATCCGTGCCATCATTATACTTAACCTGAAAATCATTGCTATCGTCTTTGACATAATGACCCAGGAAGTCACCATCTAAAGTATAACCCTGCTGTTCGGCTACTGTGGTAATAGATTGTTCTTTGCGGAGGCACTTGGAAATAATCACCCATTGCTTGGCCGCCTCATAAAGAAAATCAAACGTGGTTCTGGCATCAAGAAACTGTGACGTTGAGGGTTCATTTAGAAGGTTTCGCACCCTTCGACTCATATCCTTGCCGTCCATTGGCTAACTCCTTATTCGTGACTACGTTCCGGCTGATTCGGCCCCCAAACATGATCATCTGTTTCGTCAAGATCGACATCATCCGGAAAGAATCCCTTTTCAGTTAACGTGTCATCCTTAGTAACCTTACGACCAAATCGCCTATCGGTGTAAATAGCTGAAATAAAAGTATCTTCTGCCGCCGTCTTGAATATGTAATAGGTGTCGCCATTCGTCCAGGTGTTATTAGTTCCACCTGATAGTGTGCAAGTTACTGTGTCTTCAGTCACAGCCGTCACGAGTCCGGCGGAACTGTCTGTATCATTCTGAATAGCAACACCTATAGTTATGCCACAGGATTTAAAATCAGCACCCTTATTACGCAGGACTTTCCCTCCATCGGCTCCCTTGTGCGTGCCGGTGGCGAGGTATTCATCGTCTATGTGTGATACTTTGATTGCTCTCATAAAAACCTACTTAAATCTTTCTAAGTCCGATTGGCGCAAAAACCCGCTTGTTGTTCCAAGTTTTTTTTCGATCCACTTGCATTTTGAGAAGTTAGAATCACTCATTCCCACATAACCGTCTTTTCTAAGGTTGCTTTCCTGCTCTGCTCTCGTTTTCCCGTATGTGTTTTTTTCCTTTATGATGATTTGCAAACTCATATTTCCTCCTACGATGATGGTGTAACATTGTATTCTAGTGTAGCCACTTCAATTAGTGCCGCCCAGGTGATACTTTCGTCTGGAAACAAGTCATGTAAAACGTTCCACATGGGAGAATTTTCTCTAAAATTAATATTTCCTGCCCCGATAATCATCGCCACCCTATCTCTATCGGTGTCGGAAAGTTCGTCATATTCATCCATATCAAGACAATCAAGGATTTCTGATGTTTTAAAGGATTCCCAACCATATGTGAAAGGCATTTTTAATCTCCTTAACTAAAGGGAGAGAAATAAACATCCTCTCCCTTTTAATTTTAGTTAATTGCTATAAGAACATTATCTCCATCGTGGATGTTTGAACAGCCAATCGTTATAGGAACTCTAATTGCAGTTCCAGTTGTAGCATGGCATGTTCCATTAACATCCATATAAGTAACATTGGAGATCAATCCTTTCTCTGCACCGCCAACAGCAACAATATTAGCGCCTTTGTTACCACTCAGTAAGGGAGCATCGTGCCCAAGCATAACATTATTGATTAAGATACCGTCTGAACCTTGGCAATAAATATAGATGTCGGCTAGGGTTTTTGTACCAAGGCCATTTCTTGAGAAAAATTTTACAGTATCGACTATTGTGCCGACATTTGTACTGCCAGAAGAAACAATGCTAATTCCCATCTGACAATTCATAAAGGTACAGTTAGTAATCGTTGTATTCCACTGGCCCGTAGTAGCAACTGCCCCTAAATCACCCGCTGAATTTAAGTCTTCAAAATAACAATTATGTACCGAAAGACCAAATCCCTCAGACACCCCATCGGAAAAGTCAGCAACCGCAATTCCCGCAGTTTCAACACCTCCGGTATCCCATGCACCGGCAATGCGGAAACCCTCCACTGTTACCATAGCGGCATTTACGGTAAAAACTGGTGTTGCGGCTTGATACGCATAAATAGATGGAGCCATTGGTCTACCATTGTTAAGCAATGCAGAATGAGCAATGCCTATAATCGCAAGAGACTTACTTGCTACAGGAACCGTATAATTTGCAGCAGCACCCGAATATGTAGATGGATCAGAACCCGACGTTCCCGGATCTGCCACATAAATAACATCATACGCACCGGCCACAACCAATGCCCTTTCTATTGTGGCAAATGCAGAAGTTGGTTGTTTGCCATCATCACCATCAGAACCATTAATTTGATCAACGAAGTAAATCTGTGAGTTCATTGCCATTCCGAATGATGGTCCAATAGCAACCGGGGCACCAAAACTCGTTAACCCGTTTGGAAAATTTGTGTAACCCATTTCTATACTCCTTCTTGGAACACCCTGCGTCTCTCATCAGGCTGCCAGGGGGATTTGCACCTAACCCTCTTACCCGTCTGTGTCAGGGGGCAGGCTCGTCACCGTACCCCCTGAGATTGTTGTAACTGTCTGTTATGCTGGGACATTTCCGTAAAAGCACCTGTAGTCGTTTATTTCTGCACTGAAACGCTGGTCGCTCTTAACCATTATGTCCCCTGTCTGGAAATCACCTTCCCTTGCAAACCGAGTCTTCCGTCTCCAGAAGAAAATAATACCGTCACCCTCCAACTGCATATACCAGGCATCGGTATCGGTAAGCTGATTCCAATTCATTGATTGAATGGAACGCCCGCTTTTCGCATACGCTGAAACCGACCGATTCGCAGTGTCCGGGCTGTCAGTAGACTTCAGGATTTCCAAAGACTTTCTTTCCAACTGAGGCGGAATCCACAATTTTTCGACCTTTTTCTTTACCCGGTACCCGCGATGGTTAAACTGATTTTCAGCCGCAACCAGCACAGTCCAGAAGGCCGAATATGTCAGGTCAGCATTAACAGACTTGTTGTCAAACGCTGTACCGTTCAGCAGGGCATGAGAGTCAGAAAACAATGCCGTCGATCCGTCCCGTTCCGTATGATAGGTCGTGGCCGTACCTGAATTAAGAAACCGCGCCATAAGAACCTCGATGTTATTTGACATCGCCAGGCCCAAGTCGTGGAATATTTCTTTCAAGTCGCCTTCCCCACCACCTTTTAATTCATAAAGGTTATCATCAACCGCTTCTTCGGTTATACGAACTCCAAGCGCGTATACATCATGCACCCAGGCCTGTTTTCCACCTGATATCTGAGTATCATAGGTAATAGGCGCACCCTCTGGCTTTAACACCGGAGTATCCAGCGCAGACCTTTCGGAGTTCTCCTCTTTCTTTTTTTGTGATGTTTTAACAGTACACAGCTTATCCCACATTGATTCCGCACGATTTTTCATGTAGGAATCAACACCAACAGCAAATAGGCCGGGTACATATTCATCTACGAACCTTCCTCTTGTCCACATAATACCCTCCTATGCTATACCGGCCATTGTATCGCCGTAGTAATGCTCGTTAATCTGGACAATGTACCGGCAATATGCTGCCGCTGCCGTGTCCAGAGGATGGGGTCGCACTATCTTTAAATTAAGCGCTGCTGTTTCCGCAACCCCCGTTGCGTTAATTTCCTGAAGGCTAATCCCTGTGGCCGCCGTTCCTGCACATATTGTTTGAGAAACGATATTAGCGTTCATCCCACCAGAGGCTAGCGCTATTGTTGCGTTATCCTGACAAACAAAAAGTTGATCAGGTGAATCGGCTACCATGATGTAACCCGCTACTACAGCGTCACCAGCTTCGGTGGCGGCAATGTATTTTACGGGGTCCATATCCTCATCAAATATAGCAGTAACGCTTCCCAATAAGCCTGCAACTCCATCCGGTACGGCACTCGTTCTGATTATCGGTAAGTACCCGCCCCTAGCCGTTGCCAAATGCGCCCCGCCATGTATAACGATATCCTGGTGATATACGTTAATCACAGTGGACGCAGGCACGGCGTATAGCCCTTGCCTTATAACTTTATCCCAAATTGCAAACCCGAAGGCTGCATCTCGTCCAGTTGCCATAATTTCCTCCTATTATTCGTCAATTAAATCCCCTAAATCCTCACCTCTTGGACCTACGGGTTCTTCAAATTCAATTTTATCACCGGCCCTAATCTCTCCGCGCAATGGTTCAAGGTTTTGCTCAGGGTTTCTTTTCCCGGCCATGAACTGGGCGCCGCCCCTTATTTCACCATGCTTTCCCTCAAGGGTTCCCGATCTATCCTGAGCCTTATTGAGTGATTCAACCATCTGCATACGCTTTTCATGCATCCACCAGGGCTTGAAAACAAGCATCTGATCCAAGCGGCTAATACAACCCAATATCGGATCGAATAATTTATCAGCCAGGCCTGGAAAAGAGTCTGCGTTGACTATCCACCACTTATTCGGAACCTCTGCTGACCTTATCTCATCAAGTCGTTGTGATGTCCGTTCAATCCACCGGAATGCAAACTCTTTCCTGTTCACATATTCCTTAATTTCAGGTGGTAACTTGAACGGGTCTTGCATTAACGAATAATCGTCAACAGATTCCTCCGTAATGGTTTCCCAATCCCTGGCCTCATTCTTAACACGTTGAAAGATCGCCATTTCTTCCGGCGTTAAAGCCGATGTTTTTTTCACTGCCGGCCTTCCGACCGGTTGTTTTTTAGTTTGCATTATCTCACTCCTTCACTTGCACGGTTGCCGTTTTACCGACAATCTGCTTATAGGTTTTTAGTTGACCAGGTGTAAGGTTAAGCTGGTCCGCAGCTTCCTTCTGGGACATTGTAAGTCCCGCACCGGGAGGCGTTTTCTTGCCTCCCTTTGGCGTTAGGTTGTCTTTAATAGACTCCTTGCGCTTTACATCTGCATTGTCTTTTAAGGCTGCGTCTTTTCCCCGCCTTTCAGCGGCTTCTATCAAACTTGGAAGTGCGTTCAACACCTGAACACCCGTTGCGAAATAATCGCCCAACGGATGACCATCTAGCCCGTAATAAGACTTGGTCTCATCAACGGCTGTTCGCATCTCTGAAGAATCATCATCAAGGGACGGATACATCTTTTTCAAAACACTATTCGCCTCCTTGCCTTTCTTCTTCGTCTCCGCATCGCTTAAAACGTCCCCCGATACCTTCTTAGCGGCTTGTTCCGCTTGATACTTAACAATGTTTAACATCGTTTGCGGGTCGCCTTCATTATCCTGAAGAATCTTTAACAACTGATCTTCTGTTAGCGGTGCATCTTCCTTTGCAGCCTTCTTTTGTCGTGCCTCGTGAAGGGCCTTATTTAGGTTCTTCTTGTCTCCTTCAAGCCTTGTTAGCTTCTCCTGAAGCGTCTCATAGTCCTTTTTAGAGACAGTTTCATCCAAATCTGTATCCGGATCAGAGTCCGGGTCTGGATCAGGGTCTGGATCTAATCCATCAACGACAATATTATCGTTAGGATCGTCTTTTTTCTCGGGAGGATCTTCTTCGATCCCATCCGGTTCTAACTCGTCTGCCATGTTAATCTCCTTTCTCGACTCTCTGGCCGGTTCTCGGCTTGCGCCGGTAAAATAAAAAA